GCAAGCATTGAGCGTTTTTTTAATCCAAAGCTTAACAATAGACCAGTCATTGTTCTTTCAAATAACGATGGTTGTGCTGTTGCTCGCAGTGCAGAAGCGAAGGCAATTGGTATTAAAATGGGTGAACCTTTATTTAAAATAATTGATTTAGTAAAACGACATAATGTAGCTGTGCTATCAAGTAACTACCCTGTCTATGCTGAAATGAGTAAACGATTTCATGCAATCTTAAAACAGTTTGTCGCACCGTACGAACATGAAACTTATAGCATAGATGAAGCATTTCTTGAGCTTACTGCTTACCAGCAAAATTATGATTTAGATGCTTATGCGAAATTAATGAAAGGAAGGATTTTACAATGGATCGGCTTACCTGTTTGTGTTGGTATTGGTAGAAGCAAGACTGAAGCAAAGATGGCTAACCATCTTGCAAAAACATACCCCACTTTTGACGGTGTATGTAACTTAGTTTCTTTTCCCTCAAATATAAGAGATTTACTTTATAAGCAAACGAGTGTTTCAGAAGTTTGGGGTGTTGGTCGTCAACATTCAAAAAAGCTTGAAGCGATGGGCATCACAAAAGTTTATGATCTTATGATGTCAAATCCATACCACATTGAATCATTATTTAGTGTAGTGATGAAGCGCACCGTGCTTGAGCTTAATGGTATTGCATGCATCGAAATTGAAGACACACCACCATCACGTAAACAAATCATTTCATCACGCGCATTTAAGCAAAAAATTACCAATAAAGATGATTTAAGAGAAGCAATCGCAAGACGTACTCAGGAAGCATTTACACGTATAAGAAAAGATGAGGCTTTGTGTGGCTGCATTATTGGCTTTGCTCACTCAAGCCCTTTCGATATTAATAAACCATTTTATAAAAAAGAATTATCACAACCTTTCAGTGTTCCAACTGACGATATTAGAAAGCTAATTAAAGCAACAACTAGAATGATAGATCATATTTATATGCCCGGAGTGGACTTTAAAAAATGTGGTGTAGTTTTGACTGCACTCGAGAGTAAGCATACTTATACTTATGACTTACTAACAGATTATCGTGATTTAGAAAAAACAGAAAATTTGATGGTGGCGATAGAAGATATTCAAGAAAAGTTTGGAAAATTTAAACTAGGTTTTGGCGGGAGTATGTATCAAAATCGGGCTTGGTCTATGTCTCAAAATCTTAAGTCGAATAATTACTTTACATTTGAAGGGATGCTAACAATAAACAACTAATTTTTATTTGAGAATATTTTTGCTCAAATATCTTATTTTTTAGCTTTTTTGAGTAAATAATTGCACATTAATAAAGGCTCTTACTCAAGAGCCTTCACAATCGCACCGTGTCTTGCTTTGCAGTCATTATATTTTGCAACTGTATCAACTGACCAGATCATTAAATTTTTGCCAGTTGTGCCCTCAATTTCATTTAAATTAGGGCATGGTTGCATTAAGTTAGCTGGTATTACCGGCTTTAATGAGTTCATTGAGTTGCTGCACCCCAGCATCATCAACACAGCTAGACTTATAAACAGGACGCTCCACGATCTTTTGCACTTCACGTGTAATGGTTTCGACTTTAGTGCTTTGCTCTGCTTTGACTTGTTCATATTCTGCGCTCACTTTATTGATCTGATTTTGTTTTTCGGCAAGTGCTTTCAAATTCTTGCGTTCAATCTCTTGGATCTGCGATTGACACTTTTGATCAGCTTGATTGAGCTTCCCGGACAAGTGGTTTGTGTAACCGATTTGAATTAGATAAAGAATTGATAAAACAATGATCAATGACAATCGCTTGTTATTTAAAATCCAAGTCATGAATTGGCCCCTATACATTTTGCATGTCGCTCAAGCTGTCTGGTCCAAACTCCATAGCAGCCGTTAGAACGAATCGAACAATCACGTTTTGCAACGTACTTATATTTAAGTAATGAGTCACAAGCTGCTTTATATTGACCAGCCTTTAAATGCTTAAGCATTGATGATTTTGCGAATGTTGGCACACCGTATTGATACGTGAAATCAAGGTATAGGTCGTATTCAGTTTGAGAGATAGGAATATTCAGCAACGTTTTATTAAATGCTTTTGCATCCTTGTTCATTGTGAACTTGAGATATTCAAAAGCTTGCTTTCGTGAAATAGCTGGATCAGTCATTTTTACGGCGCGACCATCCGGGTAAAAAGTTGTACCATTACCAATGGTCGGACGATCACCCTTGACGGGAATAGTCGGCTTTGCTGTATATCCCTCTTTTGTTGCTGTTGCTTGTACTTGTTGATCACTCGGCCCATAAATAAATAAGCCGCCAAAAGCGGCGGCTAATGTTGAACCAACAACGAATAACTTAGTCTTGTTTATCATGATCGTCTTCACCCATCAACTTTTTGTGTAACTCTTCGTCACGCTTATTTTTCTGTCTAGCGTAGTACCAGTTCATTAGGAAACCAGCTAGACCTATGATGATACTGAACCAAAATGCAAGATCGATTGAACCGATCCATGCTGCGACTGCACCTCCCACGCTACCCCCATAAGTTGCACCCTTGCCCACTACAATAGCGGTCGATGTATCAATAAATTGCTGGTTATCTGACATACAGAACACCCCATTTCGGATATAAAAAAGCACCCGAATTAGGGTGCTATAAAAAATTAAGCAGCTTGAGTTTTACTGACTAGTTCCAACTCATCTCTTAACGCTGAAATTAGCTTATTAACGGTTGTGATAATATCAATGGTAGGCGCATTGCTTGGTAAATTGGCAATATAAGGTACACGGCCAGTAAGCTTTAATGCCCCCTCCTCAAGTATCGTTAAAACTTTACGGCTATTTTGATAAAGAGTAGTCGTTCCGTAAGGTTGACCAGCATTAGGGTTAGTGAACGCTAGTTTAAAAATACTTGCTGCATTGTTATCACCTAGCAATCCTCTAAGATCAATATTTGCTGAGCTGTTGCCCGGTATAGTAACCGCAAGGTTATCTTGATCTTTTAGGTTTATATCAACCCGTTCAAGCGGCTTAATTGTGTTTATACCCAACTTTCCAAAACCAAACTCAGTACCGTCACTTTTATCCATAATTATGGTTGGGATACGAGTACCAACACCAAAAGCAAGTGAATCTGGCAAGGCATTAATTAAAGGCCACGCTTCATCAACACCGCTACCGATTGTTTTAGAATTATTGTATGAGATAACGTTTCTACCCATAGCAATTGATGCTACACCACTAGCTTGACAGTTATACCCCTTTGCCATTGCTGAATTGCCATCATTGACCAATCCCGGTCCACCATTCGTATTTGGGTGGCCAGCAACGCTAGGAGATGCATAACATAAATGCCCTGTAGCTTCACTATGTATTGCATTAGCAAATACACGCTCACCGAATGCGTGGCTGATACGCCCTTGTGCAACTGCATTTTTTCCCCAAACAATAGAGCAATAACCATATATTGCATTAGCTGAGCCTACCGGATCGTCTGGATTACCTGTTGCTGTGCCTGCTCCACCAACTAAAGATGCCACCCCATAAGCAACACAGTCATGCCCGTAACCTGTAGATAAGTAAGCAAACGGTACGTTATTACGGCCAAAAGCAACACCCCCAATAGGGATATTGGAGTCATCCCAAGCATTCGGACT